CAGGTAATGTTTTTACAACAGCATCTTCAACAAGTGCTATTGACGCAACATATAGATCACCAGATATGGTAATGGGTGATGCTGGTATTAGAAAATCAATGGATAGAGTTAATATAAACTGGCAACCTGAAGGTATCGTAAGTTCTAGTTTATTTATAAGATACAATTATGACGATATAAATACTCCTCAACCAAGTTTAATACCATTAGAATCATCTGGTAGTGGAGCTTATTTTGGAACAGGATTATTTGGTACAGCAGCTTATGGTCAAGGGGATTTACCTATTACAAGAGAATCAGTAGAAGGATCAGGATTTGCAGTAGCATTAAAAATAACAGACACAAGTACTAACTCACCCTTTGCAATTAAAGGGTTTCAATTAGAATTTACACCAGGGGGAAGAAGGTAAATGGGAGCAACATATACAAGACAGAGTTCATCAGCTATTGTTGATGGTGGAGTCATTGAAGCATCAGATTTAAATGCAGAATTTAATCAGATTCTTGCAGCATTTGCTGTAACTTCAGGGCACACTCACGATGGTACAGCAGCAGAAGGTGGACCAATTACAAAATTATTAGGCACAGCAATCACTATTGGTGATGCTACGTCAGGAACAGATATTGCTGTAACATTTGATGGTGAGTCAGCAGATGGTGTTCTTACATGGATGGAAGATGAAGATTACTTTCAATTTTCAGATGATTTACTATTAACAACTACAGAAAAATTACAGTTTAGAGATACTGCAATATATATTAATTCATCAGCAGATGGTCAATTAGATTTAGTTGCAGATACAGAAATACAAATAGCAGCTACTACAGTTGATATTAATGGTGCTGTAGATATATCAGGAGCTTTAACTCTTGCTGGTACTACTTTAGCAGAAACTATTTCTGATACAGTTGGTGCTATGGTATCTTCAAATACTGAAACAGGTATTACAGTTACTTATGAAGATAGTGATAATACATTAGATTTTGCTTTAGGTGCAGCACAAACAACTATTACATCTTTACTTGCAACTGATATTAAAATTGGTGAAGACGATCAAACTAAAATAGATTTTGAAACTGCAGATGAGATACACTTTTATGCAGCAAATGTAGAACAAGTTTATCTTGGTGATAATATTTTTGGACCACAATCTGATAGTGATGTAGATTTAGGATCTACAGGTGTTAGATGGAAAGATGCATTTATAGATACTATTACAACTACAGGTAATGTTACTGTAGGTGGAGATCTTACTGTAAGTGGTGATGATATTACTATGGGTACAAACACTGACAGTAATTTATTAATTGCAGATGGTACAAATTTTAATTCAGTAGCAGTTAGTTCATTATCAGAAATATCAACAGCAGCTAGTGATGATGTTTTTTTAGCAGTAGATACTTCAGGTGGTGGACTTAAAAAAATTACAAGAAGTGCTGTTATTGCTGGAACTGGTTCAAGTGGAGATTTAGCTAAT